ATTAAGTTATCAACTCCCACTAAACCTTTATCTACATCAAGAGAGGGTTTTGCAGAAGGTCTAGAAGTAAATGTACCTTACACAAAAGATGAACCAGAAGAAAGAATTAATCCTTTTACAGGTGAGCCTTATACTGCAATTTATAAAAGAAGAGTAGATTACGTTGATGGAGGAGGAGTAAAATTATTTGGTGAAGATGGTTTAATATTTGATCATACTAATCCTTTAGATTATCTAATGGCTATTCCGGGATTAGGTTTATTAGGTGTAGGTGCTAAAGTAACTTCTAAATTTAAAGTTGCAGATAAACTAAGAATGGCATCAAGACAGAAGAAATTACCTAAAACACAATATCATGGTGGTTACTCCTCTGTTGAAAAAGGACAAGCAACTTCTACTGGATTTTATACGACACCTCAATTTAGTTACGCTGACGCTTTTTCTCGTCCAGAGTTTAGAAATTTTAAAGATCGAGGAACTCCCGGACTTTATAAGCTAGATTTAAGCAAAGCTAAAAATATTGAATTAACTGATAAACCAACTAAAGGACTTCAAAAAACTATAGATGCAAAATTAGAACAACTTACAAAAAAAGGAACTACAAAAGATAAACTGCAAAAAAAATTCGGTTTAAAAGGAAGCTTTTCTCCTAGAAACTTATCCAAAAAAGATGAGCGTTTGTATAATGGATTAGGGTGGTTATTTGGAAAAAACAAAACTATTAGTGGTGGAGCTCCAAAATATAGAATGGAAGAAACTTTGAATTTTTTACGAAAAGAAGGAGTTGAAATTTTAACTGATTCTAAAGTATTAAAAGCAGGAGCTAAAGGGAAAGGTGCAGAAGCCGAATATTTTTTAATAAAAGATTTTCCTAAAAAGAAATTAACTGAAGAAGAGATAGAAAAATTACGAAAACTTCTTATACAAAAAGGAAGCTATGCTGAAGGAGGAGTAGTTTTATCAAACGAACAAACAGAATTTATACAGCTTGCTTTAGACGTTCATCAAGAACAGGAAGATTAATGTACAAACATTTTTTAGAACACTTAGAACACAGAGAAGGTAACGTAGACCACGTATATCTTGACACACTAGGCAAACCTACATGTGGTGTAGGACACTTATTAACCGAAGAAGAATGCAGACAATATAATGTAGGTGATAAAGTATCTCAACGCACTAGAGATAATTGGCTTGACTATGATGCACAAAGGTCTTGGGAAGCTGCTGCTCAACAGATGCAAGACTTACGTATAGAAGATACAGACTTTATAATTGCATTAGGCTCAGTAAATTTTCAACTAGGCACTAGATGGATGAATAAATTTCCGTCAGCCTATAGAGCTTTAGGAAATAAAGACTATGCTGAAGCAATTCGTCAAGTCTCGACAGGCTCTGGTAGAAATGGACAATCGAAATGGAAAGAACAAACACCAGTTAGAGTAGAAGATTTTGTTCTAGCTATTGACAAATTAACATAACAACCCTATAATGATATTATATTTAGAAGATCAATTAGAAGGATGCTACAGACAATACTGTATGCATCAAGTAAAACAAGATATGCCTTTCATGAGCTTAGACGATTTTAGAAACATGTTCGAAGACTTAATGGCAGTAATTTATAAAGACGAAGATATTTAAAAATGGGTGCGAAACTTTCCGTAATACTCGGTGGGCTTTTAATTGCTACCGCAGCAGGTTCGTTTTATTATATAGATTATTTACAAGATCAAATATCTACATTAAAAGCTAATCAAATTATTTTAGAAACTAAAATAGCTGAACAAAACGAAGCTATAGAAAATTATTTAGACAATCAACAGAAAGTTCAGACACAGTTAGTTTCTTTAGAAAAAGAAAAACAAGCAGCGATGCGTGATGTAAATAAATTAAGAAAGACTTTTTCTAATTTAGATTTAGATCAGTCAGCATTAGCAAATCCTGAAGACTTACAGAATAGAATTAACAAAGGTTCTAAAAGAGTTTTAGAAACTTTAGAAAAATTAACAGACCCTAATCAATTTGATGAAAAATCTAGTACTAATAATTAGTTGCATACTAATTTTTTCAGGGTGTTCTTTAATGCAGTCAAGCGTAAAACCTGTACAAGTTAAAACGATTGCTGAAAGACCCCCAATGTATCATCCACCATTACCAATGGAAGTACAACTTGATCCTGTTGATTGGGAGATATTAACTCCGGATAGAATGCAAGAATACTTAGATAATTTAGAAAAGGGAGAAGCTCCTGAAAGAGCATTTTATACTTTATCAGCTACAGAGTATCAACATTTAAGTATGGACATGGCAGATATTACAAGATATATTAAAGAGGTTTTAGGTATTGTCAAATATTACAGAGAAATAGACGAGCCTAAGAAAGAAAAATAAAAATAAATGAAACAGAAATTAAAAGACGTAATCGCAGACGGACGATGGAATTGGTACGGACTCGCAGAAGAATCAAAAGACTCTCAAGATAATTGTTACAAAGGATTGTTTTGGGATTTAGAAACCAAAAAGTTCCTTAGATGGAACGAACTTAAAAAGGAGTGCAAATCAACTGAAAGCAGTGACCGATAGTGTCTGCGTTGTATGTATTGTTGGTTGGATATATTTAGTAGTTTCGGGATACTACTACTTCTTCTAACCACTACTAAGACTTAAGAAGAACCTTAAAAGAATGCTATTGTTAGCTTCACAGGGAACTTGCACATAAAAATTGGAGAGTATAAATGGGAGATGAGTATCATCCATCAGGCAGATTTGGTGGAGACATGGATAGGAATGAGGTTGAAATTGATCTCAATAAATTCATGGCTTTACTACAAGAAAAGTCTGAATTAAAAGATAGAATTAGAGAACTGGAAGACGAATATAATCGTAACCCATTTCAAAAATTTATATTTGTAGCGGAGGCTATAGATAGTTGGCGAATTATTCCTAGAGCTTTCTTAGGTGTGTATATGTATTTACTTTACTATACTACCTTTTGGTTTATGGCTTTACCTGAACCATCATTTGAACAATCAGGTTTAATATCCATAGTTGTTGGGGCAGGAGCTGCTTGGTTTGGTCTTTATACAAACTCTTCCAAGGCTCAAGGCGATTTTGCTAAAGGAGGAAAATAATGAACAAAAAGGCACTACTTATTTTACTGGCTAGTTTATTCATGGGGTTAGGATATGCAGATCAAACTGGAGATTGTACAGCAGGTGAACAATACTGTGAGCAGAATAGTTTAGATACAACTAACACAACGACTACAACAAACACCAACACGAATACAAATACAAACACCAATACAAATAACAATACAAACGTAAATACAAATACGAATAACAATACAAACACTAATACAAATACGAATGCTAATACAAATGTTAATACAAATACCAGTACTAACAATAATACAAATGCTAATACAAATGTAAACACTAATACATCTACTGCTACATCTGAAAATACTAATTCAAATACAAACGTCAGTACATCTACGAGTACAAACAACTCAACAGTTAATCAAACTGTAAACAATACAAGTAACAATACAAACAATAATAACTCAACATCTACAAGCACAAACAATAACACAAACGTAAACCAATCTACGTCCGATTCCAATGTCCAGACTAATAACACGAATAGTAATACCAACAACAACAATTCCGTATCTGATAATACTAACCGAAATATTAACCAATCAAATTCTACCCAGACTATAAATCAAAATGTCAAAACTAAAGCACCTCCTGCATCTGCTATAGCTCCTAGTATCATGTCATACTCTCAAGACCTGTGTACAGTAGGACGTTCAGGAGCATACCAAGGACAAGTGTTTGGTTTTTCTACAGGTGGCACAGTAACAGATGAGAACTGTGAGCGTTTAAAACTTTCTAAGTATCTATATGATACCGGAATGAAAGTTGCCTCCGTCTCTATCCTTTGTCAAGATGAAAGAGTGTTTAGTGCAATGGAAATGGCAGGAACTCCATGTCCTTATCAGGGTAAGATAGGTAAGGAAGCTTCTAAAGCATGGAAAGAAAATAGACAAGATAGACCTGACTATGAGCAGTTAAAAGATAAATATATTAAGCATTGTAAAACTACAAGAAATGAAAAGGGT